TACATGCAAATGGTTCCAATTCATGAAATGAACGATACATTTCGAAGCATTCTCACCTTTCAAACGATGGCGGGAATATTTCCGTTTCGAAATTACATGTTGATGAAGGTTGTGGACTATTTGTCTGTGAACTGGATTGCGGTTCAGCAATGGTTTTCGAATACATGTCGACCTATGCGACGATCATTCGTTGTTTCGGATCGTAAACCTCGATCGGAGATTGAGTGTGAGCGCGGTACCAATACGGTGCAGACAACTCGTGGAGGTACTCCGCCCTTTCTGACTCGAATGGACGCGATTATCCACTATGTGACATGTACCCCGGCCATTAAATCTCTCTTTGCGATTGCGAATCACGATTATCTACCCTACGAATTTGATCCCGTGTGCATCGATACCGATATCTTTTTTCATTTGAAGAGTGTGGATGTGGATGAAGGGTCCATCAAGAACATAAAGTTCCGCATCTTTTCGTACGAACACGATGTTCAACATCTACAAAAGTTTGTCGAGTCGTGTAATCAGGATTATGAGCGTCGAATGCAAAATAAGCTGGGAACACACTTGTTCTTTTTTGACCAGATTGTCCAGAAAGGAAAGCAGCGAGGATCCCAGAATCCACTCCCCACTCAGTTTCTCGTGTATTCGAAACACAAGTTTACCACGACTCGAACCTTTGACAATGTATACTTTGATCAACAAGCCAAGGTTCGAAAGCATACCGAGTTTTTCTTGAACAATCGAGCTTGGTATGAAAAGAAGGGTATTCCGTATACATTGGGATTTCTATTTCACGGCGATCCGGGTTGTGGAAAGACGTCAGAGACCAAGGCGATTGCAAATGTTGCTCGACGACACATTATTAATGTACAGTTGTCGGAAATCAAGACGAAAGCCCAGTTGAGACACCTCTTTTTCAGTGAGGATATCCACGTCTATAACGGAAACAATCTGGAGCGATTTGTCATTCCTATTCATGAGCGTGTGTATGTCATTGAAGATATTGATGCGATGGGTGATATGGTTCTTCGACGTGAATGGAAGCATCCGGTAGTTGTGGAAAAGAAACAGGACGACCCCTTTGCTATTGTTGACGACAATGAGATTCTCAAAGAGCCTATTGATTTGTCGTTTCTTCTGAATATCCTGGATGGGACATTGGAATCATCGGGTAGAATGTTGGTGATTACCTCGAATTTCCCCGAGCGTATCGATCGAGCCCTAATTCGTCCGGGCCGGATTGATATGATTGTAAACTTTAAGCGCTGCAGTACATCTGTTCTCAGGGATATGATTCGTGGGTTTTACGATATAGCGATCCCAGATCATCCACTGTGGGCAGATGTAGGGACAGATTCGAAATGGACACCGGCAGAAGTGAATCAGATTTTGTTTCGGAATTTTGATAACCCGGTCTCGGCGATGGACGAGTTGCTTACACTGAAACCGTCCGACTTGTATGGATTCCAGGTGGAGAATGTCGATTTGCTGCTACCCACGACATCAAATGACTCCGAACGAATGTAGGATTTTTCGAATGATCCATGCGCCGAGAATGAACATACTGTAGACGACTAGAGAAATAACCCACCATACAAGTGTCCAACCGGTGGGGTTCATCACGATACTATGAATAAACGCGTACACGGTGAGGACAATCCATATCCAGAATACCCATCCTGGTAACGGGATAGTACTCTCGATAAGTGCCCACCCGGTTCGGTTCACCAGAATAAACAGACAAAATACTCCTAGACCACCCAGCAACATGAGTGGGTTCATCGTGGGTTTGGATGCGTCTGCAGATCCGGAATCGGGTGGCAGGGCGGGGGGTACATCGGGAACAGTATCCGAGGTACTCATTATGAACTAAACACAAGATTTGCAGTGCCACTTGTTACTTTGAGATAATTGTAGGATTCCACGTACACCACTGCATTGTATTGATATACCATACCGTTTGTGGTCTGGTTCTGGTAAATTTGGATTGTCTGATTGGGTGCAAACAATGGTGGGAGCCCTGGGCCCGGCGGAACAGTCGCATTGGTGGGGACCGGGGTTGGGACGGGATTGAATACGGTGCTTTTCACAACACATACCGGAGGAATGGTCTGATTCACCAGGGCGGGGTTCACCGGAGGAACCTGTAAGGTATGTTGGAGATAGATCTTGTTGAACATGGATCCGTTTGCCGAGCCGGATGGCTGAGTGGGATGGTTGGGATCAATCGCGAATGAATACTGATAGATACCCGGAAGTTCAACAGTATCTCCCTGCGTATATTTAAAGTTTTCGATCAGTGAGAAAAAGTTTGAATTCTTTGTGGTAAATCTATCCTTTCCGTCAAAGATTAGATTGGCTTCTTGAAGGATATCCTGCGGAGGAGATACCAATGGATTGGTGACCCCCGACGTATAATATGGTAATGCATGTCGGTAGAGGGTCGTCGTGAGTGGAGGTTCGCCGTTCCAGTTCGTATAATTGTCCCACTGATTGAGGAGCATGAGATCTGTGCGCTGGAAGAGCGCAATCACGCGAGTGCACAGGTTAAACGTAGGTATCAGGACATTATTGAGTCCATACTCGTTCCGGAAGGTGGACACATACTGTTGAGTGACCAGATAGGTTCTCTCGAATCCTGCGACATGTGCACGTTCGGTCTCGGTGAGAAAGATATAGTTTGCCTCGATATACGGGTTGAGATTCCAATTTTGGAGAGCCAAATTCGTGGGATCCCCATAAAAATCAGGAGGGCTCAAGAAGTTCTGAATACCTAGGAAATTGTCTTGAGGTAGGCCCGGAATACGCATCCCGAATGTCCCGGTCGGATCGGCAGGAGTTGAATTCGGGTTATTTTGGTCACGTGGATCGATTACCGTAAACAGTTGATAGATGTTCCGGAATGTCACATTGATATAAATTTCTGCTTCGGTGAGGGCGACCAGTGGAAGAGCCTGACCAATCTCTTCACAAAACCAAAACGACAATGGAATAGTGAGTTGACGACCGGGGATCGACGGAGTGGGACTGGATGGAGGAGGATTTGCACTCGAGGGTTGGATCGAATTGGGGTACTGGTTGATTCGTCCATTCGCGTTGGCAGGGTCATAGAGTTCAGGTATATTTCCCACCATGGTATCCAAGATGCGACGACGGGTTTTCTCGTATTTGAGATACGTCTGGATCTTCATCCATTCTCCGGTCATGGTCACAATTGGAGTACCGTTGACCGTGACGTTGATCGTTTCAATCATGTTGTACCCGAGATTGGGAATCCACTGAAATTGATACGGAGTTGCAGGGACGGTAGCAGGACCGAGAGTTTCGTACTGGGAAGGAACGACGGGCGAGTATATATCGGGTATATTGACACACAAATAACAGTCGTGAAGAAGATCGGCATAGCGAGGGATTTTGCATCGCAGAGTACGGTCTCCGGTCGACGGGATGTTTTGATCGAGACCATTAAACGTCAATCGAAAATGTTCCATGGCAAAATTCGTGTGACGCTTATACATGGCGTTGAAGTAGGTCATGGAAGGGTTTCCATTCACAAAGACATTTTGGGCACCCACGCCCACAAGCTGTAATAACCCACCCGGCATATTATCCTTACGATGCTGAATTGTTTCGGCTGTTCTAACAATGGCTTGGATAGTCTTGGTATTACTTTTGCTTGTTGCGATTCATGCCTTTATGAGTCTTCGGTACAATTATGATTGGATCGGCGCCAACGTTCGAAAGTTTATAGTTCCCTCGACACCCGAATCTGTTGTGGATATGTTTCCGATCCCAAGCATACCGTACTTGGATCGATTTGGGTCGTACACTCGTATTCCTAAAATGAAGGAAAATGTACGTTAATCCGGAGAGCGGTTGTGCACATTCAAAAAGAACGGTGCCGTCTTTCCATCGGATATAGCCGTGAGCTGTCCATTGTTGCAGCACAGCGCAGCAATCGTTGGTATCCGTGTCGAACGAGCATCTTTGAACACGGTGTACATGGATGCGTACCGGTTCTTGATTGGAAACATATTCGTGGGATTCGTGTAGTACTGACTCACGGTCTGTTTCTTCCGGTACGAAATGAGTTCGGACGCACTCGAAAACTGAAGCACCGGAGTGGATGTACAA